TACTGAAGATGTTTGGAATACAATTTGAGGGAATTGAGGTCTACAATCTACTCTGAATTGTTGGATACTTTGGCTGTAGAAAAATCCTCCATTATTCATAATGGAAGCATATAACTGAGGGGTATCAATTACACTATATGTAGAAGAACCTGTGTTCCATACAAAATCATCCCATTTAATTTCTAATGTTGGTGGGTATATTGTATGAGTATCTCTTGAGTAAAATTGTAAAACAGGTTGTATATTTTTATTAGGATTAAACTCAATATAATAGTTTCCTGTGGTATCTTCATAAGATTGTAAAGCCTCCCATTTAGCAATAAATCCCTCATTAGAAATATTAGTATAACCTCCACCTAATCCTTGAGAACTAGTATACCAAGCTTTAACAGTATCAGTTACTGTAACGTTTAAGTCTTTATCACTGTTATATGTAAATTCTTGGGTTTGAACTATATCTAACCCTGGAAGATCAGATCCTGTAAACCAGGTTCCACCTCCTCTATTACTACCAGAATAAGAAGCGGTAACGTAAGGATTAAAACTTAAAACATCCCATTGCTTGCTTCCTGACATTATTTGGTACTGCCAGCTAACTCCATTAGTAGTAAGGGGTTGGTCTAAATATTTTCCAGTACCCATTCCCCAAGCACCTGATATAGGGTATAAATAAAGTCTAGAGTCTAGGTTAATGCCTTGAGCTGTAGCGATATAACAGTTTAAAGTAGCATCCCAATTACTTCCACTTACTTTATTGTCAATAATATCATCAATTTGACTTTGAGGGAATTTAATTAAATAACGAGCTACTTGACCTTGAGTATCAACTGCGAAGTTTAAATTAGATACATCTAGAATTTCATCAATTCCTGTATTCATTTGAGGGAATAAGGAATATATTGTAGCGTCTTTTTCGGGGAATATTTTGTATACTGCCATTTTATTTTAATTATAAAGATACTACTCTACCCTGTATATCTGTGCTAGGGTATTTAACTTCAAAAATACACGGATCTAATGAAGGGTAAACTACATTATTTACAGTAGCTCCTGGGATGTCATAAGCATATTGGGAGTATCCTAAGTTGGTTCCTACTTTATTTGATATAGTTACTGTTTTAACTGTCTGTACTCCGTCAATTGCATCTAAAAGAATATATAAATCTCTTAATACTATAGGTTCGTTAATTTGCCAATTTTTAATAGCAAAAAACTCACGTAAAGATGTAATACACTTTGCTAATACTTCATTACTATTATAGTTTGGAAGTACTATGATATCAAAATTAACACCAATATTAACTATAAAGGCATCTTTAATGTTAACAGAATCATTCACCATTCTATATTGAGAAAGGTAGGTAGATAAATTTTGTTTAAGAGCTAAAGATGCTACTTGTAATTTTGAAGCATTATCAAAAGAAAGAACATATAAATCAAGTATTGAAGCTGCTGCTCCTGATTGTACTGATTGGGCTTTAGTTGGCTCAATATATGCTTTAGCTATAACTCCATACTTAGCAGGCATTGATAATGAACGAACTAAATAATCATCTTGAGTTACGTTACGGAGCTGGGTTGCAAAGTTTGATGAAGCATTTTGTCTAATTTCTTCTACAGAATCACCATCACCTCCTCCATCAGCAGCTAAAGCATTATTAACTACTAATGAATTAAATATAGTATTAGCAGTAACAGCATTTAGGTTTGAATTTAAGAATCGAATATTCCCGCTAGATATTGTGTTAATTGTATTAGCAGGAACGTTTGCACCAGCTCCACCACCTGTTAAATATCTTACAGTTAAAGTGGTATTTGAAGGGGCTATACCATAGTTTTTAGTAAACATAAAGTTTGAAGGAGAAAAAGCTGTTGTTAGCTTATCTTTTTCAAATGGTAATCCTAAACCAACGTTATCTGAGTTTGGTAAAATTTCCTCATCGGTATCATTGCTAGTACCAGCACCAAATTGGAGTTGAAGTGTAGTACTATTTAAAAAACGAGTAGCAAATCTACGTTGTACTTGTTTTAATTGAAGTAAATAAGGTGTATCTCCTGAGTATTGTGATAAATTAGGATCGTTAACATTAGTATTTTTTATAGAATCAAATACTGTATCCTGGGCTAGGTAATCTACTTCATACCATTTATTACCATCACTATCTACTATATCTAAAATTCCTACAATATTAGGTGAACTAATTTGTACAGTAGCAAACTGCTCAGGAGCTGTGAAAGTAAAAGTTGTAGTGTTAATTGCTGAAGAAATTGCTTTTCTTGTTTTCTTTAATAAGAAGTAGTTAATTGTAGTTCCTGTAACAGAGTACACAGTTACTTCAGTAGGGTCACCTGAGGAAGAAACACTAAAGTCAATTGGGTCTTGAGTTATAAATGGTACACTCCCTGAAGTATTAGATATTAAAGTAGTACTCTCAGGGATTGATAATGCATAAGTAAAATCTGGGGAGTATGAGCCCCCAGAAGATATAGCAGGGACTTGTTGGTAAAAATCTACATCAACAGTAGCAACTTGGGTTACATTAGGTTTGTAACCAAACATATAGGCTAGCTCGTATAAGTTATTGGTTTGGCGAGCATATTGTAAAAAGTTTTCTTGAATTTGGTTATCAAGATAAAAAGACATTACATCTCCTACATAAGCAGCCATCTCCATAAACATCATACCTGGTGATGATGGGCTAAAGTCATTATATGTTGTGGGAAAATAAGTACGAGCGTAGTTGATTAAACTAGCTCTTAACTCAGTAAAATCTTTATTTAGATACTGTATGTTGCGTTTTATTGCCATTAGTTAAATGCTATTTGTATTTCATCAGAAATTGCAGTGTCTTTGATGTTATAAGTCATAGACACAATAAGTGTATTATAATCAGGGTCTTCTGAGACTTCTAAGTTTTGGATAATAACATTTGGGAAATATGCCGCTACTTTATATTGCATATCTTCTTTTAAACTATCTATACTATTAGAAGAAATTTGTTCAAAAATAAATTTTCTTAACCCACCTCCAAATGTAGGATTGAGGTATACTTCCCCAGGCTCAGTTAAGAAAAAATTAATTAAATTATTTTTAATAGCATTTTGAGTAGTATAAGTAGAATAAAAAACTCCTGGAGCATTAAAGGGTATAGCAACACCAACCGCAGTACTGGGTTTGGTGTCTATAGGGAATATTTTTGTAGCTCCAAATGCCATTTAATTATTTATTTTTTCATTAATCCCATAATCATATCTAAACCAACGTTTCCTGATGGTAAAGCTGAACCTTCACCTGAGGTATTCATACCTGGGGCTACTTGTAAGGTATTAGTTGTTACAGCATCAGCTGATGTGAAGTTAAGAGTATCTTGTCCTCTTCTCATATCACCCATAATGCTTTCCATCATAGCGCGTTTTTCTGATGGTGATTTAGTGGGTTGTGTTTGAGTAGGTTGGGTATATGTTTCAACTACTTGTGTTTTAGGAGCACGAACTGCTTCCAAAAGGATGTCTTTGATTTCCTCTTGGATAGCTTCTCTAACAGCTTCTTTGATAAATGATTTTAATTCACTCGGTTTCATATGTTATAAATATTGGTTTAATAAGGTTTTAAATTATCTCTATCAATAATGAATTTAAGTTCGTTAATTAGAGTTTCACCATTAGCAGTAAATGATAACTCAGTTTCAAGTAAAGGGATATTTGATTGATTTAATGCAATAGCTTTTCTACGAGTCACAGTAGGTGAGTAAGGTACTTCTTCTACTTGGAATATAAATCCTTTATAAGAACCTTCATCTATTTGAGCTTGTTCTTCTCTAATAGCTATGTTTTGAATTTCTTCGGAAATAGAAACCAAATCAGTATTAGGACTGCAAGCTAAAATTAGACTGTCTAAAGGTGATAAAACTTGTAATATTTTGTTTGTGGCGTCTGATAATATTGCCCTAGGGATTGCTGTTGCGTCTAAGCTAAAGCTATTTTTTTCTAATAAAGGTATAAGCTTAGAATCTACAGTATTTAATATATTAATAGTTGATTGGAATGGACCTAAAGCACTAGCTACAGGAGCTACAGCCACAGCAGCATTTGCTGTCTCTTTAATTATTCCTATACTTTGTAAAGTAGCATTTAATAAGTTAACGGCATCCTGAGATGTGCTAACACTTATATTAATAGGTTTTAATTTATCTCCTAATTTGTTAAGTTGTTCTACAATATTATTTCTTAGATCAACTAGTTTTTGTAACTCATCAGGAGTAGGACAATATTGAGCTTTTAAATCTTCAATTAGTTCTGGGTTTTCTTGTCGGGCTTTTTCAAATTGTTCAGCACCATATTTTGTTGCTAAAGATAATACTTTAGGTAAAATTAATTTTATAGAATTAATAACTACTTTTAAAATGCGACTACCTAATTTAGCTTTCCCTTTAGGCTTAGCACTCTCGGGTACACTCTCTTCTACTATGGTAGGATCAACTTGTTGTATTTTAGTATTTTCTTGGGCTTGTTGTCTAGCTGCTGTTTCTTCTTGTCTAGTTTGTTCTATTTGTTGAGGAGTAGAAGGTGGGGGTGCTGGAGGGGTTTCTAAATTAATTTCAACAATGCTAATAGTAGGATCAGTAATTCTTAAAGCAGTAAGTCTAGCATCTACTTTTGTTTGGAAATCTGATGGACTGTCTTGCCCTGTAAATACTATAGTCCCATCAGGAGCTACTTCAACTAAACGAGTAGTCCCAAATCCCCCAGATTCTAATTTAAGGGTATTACCATTAGTTAATATAGCTGTATTTGGAGAAGCCATTATACGGTTTTTACAGATTTAGACGCTAAACTATTTAATTGTGCTAATAAATTGTTTATTGTAAGATTAGTAACAGCAGCCTGAGTGTTAGTTGGTAGTAGTGGAGATCCGGTTGGAACCCCAATTTGTGTTGATAGTATATTAGTTAAAGCAGCTAATTCTTGAAGTAAAGTTTGCAATAGATCTATAGTAGATTGTCCTAATAAAACGGGCTCAGTAGCACTTTTAGAGCCTAAATAAACATTATTAGATTGAAGGATAATATTATCTGTAGTTTCTAAATTTATAGACCCAATCGCACTAAGATTAATAGATTTTTGAGAAGATAATAATAAATGATCTTGTGTAGTATTTAACACCAATCTCCCAGAATTAAGAATCACTTGTTTACCACTGTATTCTGATATAGAAGTAGGTTTAGAATTAGTGTAGCTATAATACCCGTTAGTTTCAACAGCTGTTGATTTTATGGGGATTTTTTGAGTAGAAGTTAAATAAATAGAAGAATCATCATTATTAATATCTTCTACAGTAGGAACCCACCCTTCATCAGTTTGATTACCTTGACCATTTCTAATAATAGTAATAGGATCCCCATTTGTGCCAGTAGAAGACCAGTTATTAGGAGCTTGGGCTACAGTAGATCCTAAACGGATAGAATTACCCCATCTACCTTCGTGAATTACATCTCCTTCAAATGGAAGTAAAGGGTGAATATCAGAGCGTTCTACAAA